TATCACGTTCACCTGAGACGTTAAATATTTCTGGATTTTCTTTATGATTCATAAACAGATCAGGAGTTTCACAGTCTCCTATTCGTTTAAATAAATCTGCTAGTTGGCTTTCGTTAAGATCTTGCTCATGCATTATTTGCCAGCCATAAAACTGAACATCTGTGCAAAGTTGTCTTAATTGTCCATCAGCGTAATCTGAGATCTGTAAGGTCATCTGTTCCATCCAAACTAAACATCAATGCAATCCTAGGTGCATCACTCATGTTCACAACTGCATGAGGGTAACCTATATTCAGAAAGTATGCATTTCCGTCTTCTAAATTATATGCTTCAAGTTTACCGTCTCTTCTAAAGAGATTTATAACATTCTTACCACCATAGATTGGACATATGCATCTTACCGCATACGATACATCATAATCAACATGGAACGGAATTGTTTTGCCTGGTGCCAATTTGGTTATTCGAACTCTACTGGCTGGCGATTTAAGTTGTGTGACAATCTTTTCAAAATAACTATTAGTATAATCTTCAGTTGGAACATTATATAAATGCTCTTCCCTACGCTTAAGCCGTTCTTTAATACTTTCCGTATATGGAAGTATTTCGCTTGGCTCCGTTAGATTAATCTGTTCAAAGTTATCGTATACGTTCTTAACTAATTCCATGTGATTGTCACATAACATTGGATTAGCAGTTCGTACATCGGTAAATTTTTCGTAAAGCTTATGCGCTTCGAGTTGCAAATCTTTTAAATCAATATTTAGATTAAAGTTTGCTATTGTGGGTAATTCATGCTTTTTCATTTTTAAATAATTTTTCAGCAATCCATCCAGCGGTATCGTATTTATGCAGCCTTACTCTTTTCCAATTATCATGGTGATTTTTATGATAACCTTCACCTGCTATAAAAAAATTTAACCAAGGAACGTTTGCTCCACCTTCTTCTTTATGTCCTACAGTATTTAGCAATCCGAATCCTATCTTTGCAAATACAAACGGTACTGCGCAAAATGCTATCCAGAAATAAGGACTAATAATAAAACTAATGACATTAACAACGATTAATATTTTTAGCCAATGTTTATGGCAAAAAACTAATCTAGGATTTTTATATAGATCTCTAGCGTATTTAGATGGTATATTAGGAATATCCCATGTAGTAAACAATACTTTCCAATAACCTACATGCTCTGCGGCATGAGGATCGTCTTCTGTATCTGAATGTTGATGATGCATTCTGTGTGATGCAATCCAACCGATTGGTGTTCTGATACACGCAATCATTAGCATGGCCAAACCAATAGTTTCAAACCATACCGGTACTTTAAATTGATTATGACAATAATGTCTATGTAAAAGTATGCTAGCGCCCCAGTGAGAAATCACTTGACTCCAAAGTATACCTAATATTATTGCGTAAACTAATTCCATAGTACTATATATCCATAGAAAATGGGGGCTAACCATGGCCCCCGCGCACTATTTAAGTCGTGACACTATTTATATTAGAATGAGAAAGTTGCGCCGACTACAACGTCTGACATATCTTCCATTTCTAAATCATAACCAGTCTCTACGTAGACTTCTGCATTATCCCAGATGCCGTATCCAACTTTGAAATCAATTGTTGGATTAACGTCCATGAATACAAACTCATCGTTGTAAATCATAAGATCAGTAGATACACTTAGATCTGTTCCCCAGAGCTCATAGCCCATTGAAGGAGTAACTTCTAGTGTCATGTTTTCTGCATCAACGTTATATTCAGATGTTGCAGAAGCACCGATTGAAATGCCAGTGGCACCAATCTCGGCAGCTTGGATGGATGTTGCTGTTAGTAGAGCAGCAGCTGTTAAAGCAGCATATTTCATTATTCGTTCCTTTTATTTACGATTCCAGATTTCATATAGAATCCAAACAGCGATCAAACCTATTACACCTTGAGATCCTATAGCTGATACCATATCAGTGACATTGTCAACCACGCTCATATTTGCTGGCATAAATGGCATATTACGTAGGCCTAAGATTTCAAGTATAATCGCTAGAGCTGCTAAACTAAGACCAACCTCAGCTAGTCCTCCAGCCCAGGCTTTTACTTTGTTTAAGATTTCCATAGTTGTCCCCTTGATTAGTTAAAACGCCACACTTCTGTTGCTAGGCAGTGGCCGCCCCCTTAATTATGCCGCTAAGGCGTAATTAGAAGGTGCAAAATTATTGTTTGCATTTGTGATTTATAGACTCAAATACCAGTCGATTCCTATTTCGCCCCCATAAAAACACACTTATCTAACTGTGCTTTTGGTGGAGGCGCCCGGTACCGCCCCGGGGTCCTGTATATCCTCAATCATCTATGGGGTTATTTACCCTTCTTTGCATCTCCAATTTGGCTTGATGCTTAACTATACGTGGATTATGTGATATAATTATCACATAACCTCTATCGTCATATGCTACGTATCTATTTTTCCTCTTCACTATCGTGTACATACAATTGTAATAATGCGTAATGGATAACTTTTAGGAGATCCTTACGAGCATCCTCCTTAGTACCTTTTTTACCGTATCGATTAGCGTACTTATCAACGTTGCCCATACAGAAACCTGTACCATGACCTCTAGCAATAATAACTTCTGTTGACTGAAATTTATTTGTAGCATAGTGTCCTTGATAAGTTGAGTCAATATACTCCTTTAGCTCTTGTAAGTATTTATTCTCACCGAACTTATAATCAACATAATCAAATGTAGTATCACCTGTTAAGGTAACAATTGTGTCTCTTGGATCATCTAGAGATATTGTTGTTATGCTATCTGATGCCATAGTTGAATTTATCATTACTTCTCCCAATAAAATATGTGTGCTCCGATACGAGCAATACGATTAAGTTTAGATGACCAGAATGGTTTACTGTAAGTAGCGTGATAATGTGTTGCTCCTTCAGTTATACCCCTAAACTGGCCGTTGACTAACATGTCACGTGCAAACTTACGTGACTTTTCCCATACCTCATCATTATGAGGTGTGTCTGATTTGCCGTCACAATACCAGCTGAACTGGCAATAGCGACTGCCTTTTTTATATCCTTGATGCACAACGTCACAAATATTATCTGGATAGCGTGTACTCTCAACTCTATTTAAGACAACATCTGTTACAGCCATAGAATCTGCTAAACTGCGAGCTGAAGTCTCAAAGTAAATATTTAAAGCCAAACATTCTAGGTTCTCTGATTGTTGCTTCTTCTTAACAACGTCAATACCTGCGTATGCAACTGATGTTGCTATAACGGTATTGATTAATACTGCTGATATTAACTTTTTCATTGTACTGCCTCATTTTTTATATGATACTATATTACCACATAAAAAAGCAAATGTACACAGTTATTTTGTCTCAGCGGTTATGTGTAACATAATTGTCACTCTGCAAAATATGGAAAAATCTTTGCTATTGTTTGTCCGACTTCTCTTGCCAATTCCATATGTTCAAGTTGTGTCCCATTTGCAGAACGGAGCTCGATATAATGTATCCAGCTACGAATGGTGCCATTAACATAGAGCTTACTAACGGTGTTACCTTCTGGCAACACTGCTCTTGCTTGTTCTTTTGCGATTCCATTTTCTATTGCCCAATTATAAGCAGCTTTAGCTTCTTTTATTACTTTATTTTGTTTAGCGTCCCATTCCATAGAAAGCTTCTTATCTGTATTAGCTACGCTATTTTGCCGATTCTTTTCGTCTTGAAGTCTTGCCTCACGTATCACAAAAGAATTATTAAAAGAACGAATATCAGCATAACGCTGGCTAAACTCTTGAAAGGAAAACGACCTGTGCCTGAGGAACTGTCTCGCAATATCTCTTGTCGTTTCGACTTCGAGCGTGGCCGAGCACATTTCGAACGGTGACCAGTGTTTGTGCTTGATGAGGTAGTCGAGGAGTTTTCCCGATGTCTCTGAGTTGATTTGGTTGGATGGGTTGGAGACACGGGCACAATACGCGACGATGTCTTGTAGATCGTCGAGACCGACGATATCTTCTGGTGGTTGAGTGTAACCAATTAATCTTACCTTCAAAGTTTAAAGTCCTCAAATCGCTTGTTCATTTCTGCCCGATCAAAGACCGGAGTATCATCACTAAGAGTCTGACTAGTTTCATCAACGTCGTACAATCTCATCTTAGATCTATCGACGCCTACTACAAATTTCTTTTTATAAGTTGGATCGTTATATCTATTCTTTAATTGCTTGACCATAATCTTGCCTTCTTTCTCAAGCTCTTCAGAAGAGATAAGTGCAAACATTAAGTCGGCGGTTGCGGGTAATCCAAAAGACTCGGACGTATCTTCAAGCCCAATATCTGAGTTAGAATAACCACTACGAGTCGTTTGCGTTGCAGAGACGACCGGTACGTCAAACTCGACCGCAAGACCACGTAGCTCTTCAGCAATTGCTTTAATGTACGTATAGGAATTGATTGATCCTCCCATTGCTTTCATACGTGAAGATGCACAGATATTAAGATAATCAATGAAGATAATATCTGGCACAAATTTCTTTTTTAGTTTTAGTTCGTTAAGTAATGCACGGAAGTGACCAGAGTGTGCAGAGCCAGTAGGATATTCTTTTACAATTAATCGACCGTTTGTTTGTTTAGCAAGCTGAGATACTTTCTGCGAGAACATATCTCTTGAAAGTTTATCTAGTTGATCGATTGGAATATTAAGAAGGTTGGCATCAATACGCTCTGCGATACGTTCTTCTGCCATTTCCATTGTAATGTAAAGAACATTCTTTTGATCTGTAAGAGCAGCCGAAGCTTGGTGACACATAAACAACGATTTACCGACACCCGTACCGGCAAGGCAAATGTTTAAAGTCTTATTTGGCAAACCGCCTTTTGTAATTTTATTAAAATATTCTAAATCAAATGCTACACGTTCTTCCTCTTTATGATAAAACTCATATCGAGCATTAAAGTTACCAAGATAGTCATGACAGATATTTTCGTCAAAGTTGA